ACCTACATGTTGGTAATCTTCACGTTGACTCAGCAGATATTATTACGATTGCGAGAGCAAATCTTTCAGGCGGAACAGGTATTACATATAATACAGGGACAGGTGCAATCACAACAACAGATGGAGATATCGTTCACGATAATCTGTCAGGGTTTGTTGCAAATGAACACATCGACCACAGTGGTGTATCGATTGTCGCTGGTAAAGGTCTTTCAGGTGGCGGTGATATCACCGCATCAAGAACAATCGATATTGACTCTGCAAATGTCAGAGGAATGTTTGTTGGTGGAACTGGTCTTACATACACAAGTGGCACAGGCACATTTGATATAACAAATAGTGGTGTCAGTGCTGGAACGTATGGTTCTGCCTCTTTAGTTCCAGTTCTGGTAGTCAACGCACAAGGTCAAATTACAAGCGCATCAACAACTTCAGTTGCGGGTGTATCCTCGACAGCATTTGATTCTGGAACAGGTCAATTTACTATTAGCACTGCTGATGGTGGTTCGTTTGTAACCAATATCACATCGAGAAGGTCAAATCTCCCAGATAGTGATATGTTGTTTGGTGACAATAAACAATTAAAATTTGGCACTGGTAATGACTTAAGCATTCGACATACTGGCGCAATATCACATATATCAAATTTCAATGGTCAACTTCGTATTACAGGCGATTCCGCAGCGGGTTCATATTTGCAATTCTTGGATGGCGGTGATATGGTCATCCGTGATGTTAATGACAATCCAAAAATGGTTTTTGACGCAACAAATGGTAAATTTGCTTTCAATTCCGTTAATACCCCTACTAACGTTCTTGATGTTGCAGGCCAAAATAATGCTGCTCATTTGGGTATTTTAGCGGACGATAATTCAACCGCTAACCTGACACTGAAGACAAGTAGTGCCGAGTTCAAACATGTCGCCTACAATAGTAAATATGAAATTAGAGACCAAAACAACTCTGGGGCGGTTCGATTAGAGATTAGTAGTGCTGGTGTTGTTGGCATGGATTCAGCATTGGTCGGCGGTAAACCTGTCGCACAAAGATTGATTTCAGTGTTCGATGCCTCTGGAACGTTGTTAAATTAAGGATAAATAGATAGATGTCACAGTATAGTAGAATAACAAATAGAGGCCAGTTCATAGATTACTGTCTTCGTAGATTGGGTCATCCTGTGATTGAAATCAATGTGGATGATGAACAAATTGAAGACCGTATTAATGATGCAATACAACTATATCACGATTATGTTGCAGAGGGTAGTTTTAGGGCATATGTTCCAAAAACAATAACATCAGATATAGTTTCTAGAGGATTTATTAATTTTGACCTTGATGGTATCGGTTCAATAAATCCCGATAATATTTTAAGTGTTGTTCGAGTTCTCCCTGTTGATGACCAAACAAGTAGTGTCAATTTCTTTGATATCAAGTATCAAATGCGACTAAATGATGTTGCAGATTTAGCAACCAGTGTAGGTGACCTTGCGTATTACGAACAGATGCAACAGTATCTTGCAACGATTGACCTAAAACTGACTGGTCATCCACAAATACAATTTAGTAGAGCCGGAAATACTCTGAATATATTTGGTGATATTGCTGGTTCACGAGGTGATTTACAGGCGGGTGATATCATTCTGATTGAAATGTATATTGCAACCGATGTAAATGGTGTTGGAAAAGCATATGATAATATGTTCCTAAAAGAATATGCAACTGCACTTATCAAAGAACAGTGGGGACAAAATCTCATAAAGTTTGAGGGTATACAATTGCCTGGCGGTGTGCAATTAAATGGTAGACAAATTCTTGAAGATGCAAAACAAGAGATTGAAGCTGCTCGTCAGAGAATATATAATGAATATGATACACCACCAGATTTCTTTGTTGGATAATTAAATGGCAACGAACCCGTATTTCAAACAAGGAGTTCGTTCTGAACAGAACATGTATGAGGACATCATTATTGAAGCCCTCAAAATGTATGGTCAGGATGTTTACTACCTTCCAAGAGAAATAGTCAATAAAGATAAAGTCTTTCTTGACGATGTTCCGTCACGTTTCGGTTCTGCCTACAAGGTGGAGATGTATATTGAGAATACTGAAGCGTTTGATGGTGAGGGAGACTTGTTTACCAAATTCGGTATCGAACTAAGAGACCAAGCAAACTTCATTGTTTCAAGAAAAAGATGGAAACAACTCGTAGGGTCTCGACTTGACTCACAGAACTTTCGGCCTCGTGAAGGTGACTTAATCTATCTGACACTTTCCAACTCCATATTCCAAATCCAGAAAGTAGAGACAGAGACTCCTTTTTATCAGTTGAGTAATCTGCCTACATTCCGTATGACTTGCGAATTGTTTGAATATAATGATGAAGATTTTGATACAGAAATCGCGAGTATTGATGTGATTGAGTATGAAGGCGCTTTTCAATATGCGTTGACTATGGACTCTGCATCTAGTGGTTATACTGTTGGTGAAACTATCACCCAAGTTCATACGGGTTATAATATGGAAGGTGAAGTCACTGATTGGTCTGACTCTGATAGAGTTCTTCAGGTTGCACATGTTGGTTCAACTGACGGTAAGTTCCACACCTTTGCCACAAACAAACAGGTAACAGGTGTAACGTCTGGTGCAGTAGCAACACCTAATTTGGTTCAGGAACTTCAGGAGATACAGAAAGACGCACAGAATAAAATCTTTGATGACTTCGAATCAGACTTCCTTGATTTCTCAGAGTCTAATCCATTTGGAGATATCGGATAATGTTTGGCACACACTTCTATCATAAAAGAGTGAGAACTGCGGTATCCGTCTTTGGGTCACTGTTCAATAATCTACATGTCCTCCGAACTAATAGTAATGGTGTAGTTATATCTCAAGTCAAAGTTCCTTTATCATATGCACCTAAAAGAAACTTCATTTCTCGTCTAGAGGAAATGAATAAAGGTGAACAGGCAGAACGTAGGGTCGCAATCAAGTTACCTCGTATGTCATTTGAGATTACGAACATGTCGTATGACGCAGAACGTCAACTACCCAAGATGAACAATATCTCGAAGGCAGTATCAGATAGTGTTCTAACTCGTCAAAGAATTTATACTGCAACACCATATATAATCTCGTTCCAACTGAACATATATGCGAAATCACAGGATGACGCATTACAAGTTGTAGAACAGATACTACCATACTTTGCACCACAATATTCGGTAACGATTAAACCGTTCTCTGATATTAGTTCACTCACAGAAGATGTTCCTATAACTTTAAGTGGAGTTACCTTCTCTGATGATTTTGAAGGTGCAATAGAACAAAGAAGAACAATTCTTTATACTTTAGATTTTGATATGAAGATTGCGTTGTATGGCCCAGAGAATAATGGTTCTATCATCCGCGATGTTCGTAATAACTTATTTTTACAAGAATCGGGTCTTAATGATAGTGATGTGTATATCAAAACACTGAAACTTACACCAAACCCAACTAATATAAATGCTGACAGTGATTATGGATTTACTGAAATTGATTTGGATAGTGCTTAATGAGTGAAGAAAAAAATGTTAAAGATGATTATGAATACTCTCGCGAAACGTATTATGACCTTTTAGAAAAAGGTAAAGAGAGTATGGAACTTATGATTGAAGTTGCTCGTGAATCGGAGCATCCTCGTGCGTTTGAAGTTTTATCAACTATGATGAAAAACATGGCAGATATCAACGACAAGTTGATGGATTTGAACAAAAAAAACAAAGACATTAACAAAAAGGATGAACCTAAACAATTAGGTAATACCACGAACAACTTGTTTGTAGGCACGACTACAGACTTACAAAGACTGATTCATGCAGAATCGGGAGTGGTTATTGATGCTGATAAATCAGAATGAGTCGTATCTTGGTAATCCCAATGTAAAACGGGATGGTGTTCAGCATCAATTCACAGAAGAAGAAGTTAAGGAATATGTCAAATGTGGCAGAGACCCTATATACTTCTGCAAAACTTACCTAAAAGTTATCTCTCTCGATGATGGACTAGTCCCTTTCGACTTATATCCTTATCAAGAGCAGATGTTCAAACACTTTAATGATAACAGGTTTTCTATCGTTCTGGCGTGTCGTCAATCGGGTAAGTCGATTAGCTCTGTTGGTTATCTACTATGGTATGCTTGTTTCCATAGTGAGAAGACGATTGCAATTCTCGCAAACAAAGGGCAAGTCGCTCGTGAAATGTTGGCGCGGGTTACTCTCATGTTGGAGAATCTTCCCTTCTTCCTACAACCTGGCTGCAAAGCACTCAACAAAGGTTCTATTGAATTTAGTAATAATAGTCGCATTATTGCCAGTGCTACCTCTGGTAGTTCCATTCGCGGTATGTCTGTTAACTTACTATTTCTTGACGAATTTGCATTTGTGGAAAAGGCGAATGAATTCTACACTTCAACCTATCCTGTGGTCTCAGCGGGTAAGGAAACAAAAGTCATTATTACGTCAACTGCAAATGGAATTGGCAATACATTCCATAAAATCTGGGAGGGCTCAGTTCAAAAGGTTAATGAGTTCATCCCATTCACAGTCAACTGGTGGGATGTCCCAGGCAGAGACGAAGACTGGAAAAGACAAACAATAGCAAATACATCTCAATTACAGTTTGACCAAGAGTTTGGTAACACCTTCTTTGGGACAGGCGATACCCTAATAAACGCCGAGACGTTACTATCTTTTCGCGCTAAACCACCCACAGATGTTCTTGAAGGTGGAGACCTACTGGTCTATGAAAAACCGCAACCCAATCATGAATATATCATGACTGTGGATGTATCAAAGGGAAGAGGACAGGATTATTCAACCTTTACGGTAATTGACATTGGCACGAGACCTTTTGAACAGGTTGCCGTCTATCGCAATAACACTATATCTCCATTACTCTTTCCTAATGTTATATATAAGTATGCAAACCTCTATAATCAAGCATATGTTATTATAGAGTCAAATGATTCGGGACAAGTAGTTTGTAATGGACTATATCAAGACTTGGAGTATGATAATATCCATATGGAATCTGCGATAAAAGCAGACCGTATTGGTATCGAGATGAACAGAAAGGTCAAAAGACTGGGATGTTCCTCAATCAAAGATGTTCTCGAAAATAAGAAACTCCAGATAAACGATGAAAACGCAATTCTAGAAATATCCACCTTTGTCTCTAGAGGTCAATCCTACGAGGCATCTGATGGTAATTATGATGATTTGATGATGAACTTGGTCATGTTTGGATATTTCATCTCCACCCAATACTTCTCTGATATGACCGACATCAATCTAAAAGAGATGATGTTCGCAAAGAAGATGAAGGAAATAGAAGACGATGTTCCACCCGTAGGG